GATTTGAAATTAAAAGTTTGTTGGGTTATACCATTTTGCTTACAAGCAATTTGTATATAATTGCTAGTTTCAAGTTCTGTATTTTGTGACTCTGAAAGTATTGCGTACAATCTTAGTTCATCGGTATTTACAGTCTCATATTCAATTGAAAAATCAACATCAGTACCAACAAAATCAGGTCCTTTTAATAAAGAAGGATATCTTATATTTCTAATATCAGGAGTTCCAACATAAACATCATCAACAACATTTAATATAAATTCAATAGAATCTCCATCAGTTTGTATATTAGATGGAACTAATATTATTTTATATTGGCCTGCCTGAGAAAAATAATTACTTGGAATTACTACCGTTGCCGTTCCTTCACCTTCGTTTACTTCATAATTAATTAATTGTTGATTAACATAAATTCTTAAAGAAGTAGTATTAATACTTTTTAATAAACCAATTGGAAAATGGGCATTAGAATTTTTGTTATAAGGTTGTTTTAAATCTTCTCCGTTTGAAAACGAAATAGATGGAAAGTTTATTTCCGGTATAATAATTGGTTCACTATCAATATCAATAGTCAAATTAGAATCTACATCTATATTACCATTTATACTTTCAAATTTATCTTGAGCTTCGGTTACTATACTTTCTACAGTGTTGTTTGCTGTGATTTTTGAAACTCTATATAAATTAGTATTGATTGCACTTATTATAAGCTTTGTACCAGCTGCAAATTCAAAATTGTTTGTACCTGCTTGTAAATTTACTGGTATTGTTTTTATTTCTTGATTTGTTGCTATCAATTGAACAGAATCACCAATTCCATTTAAAGTAATACCAACTTTAAATAAACTAGCTGAAGCCGGTTGTTCTACTACTATATCCTTTACCTCTGGTTTAGTGTTATCAAATTTTATTGTTATAGATGGACTTCCTGCATCATAATTAAAAACCTGCTCAACACCATTTATCAAATGCCTTACTCTTATAACAAAACCAGGTTGTGCAGAATATACATTTTGCAATCCAGTTTCTGGTATGTATGGTTGTCCATAGAAAGTTACACCCGATGGTGCTTGTACTCTACCAACTTCACTAAATGTTAAATTTGGTAAATTAAAATTTTGATAGCCATATAAACTACTATATGGGTCAACATTGATAGTAGATATTGGTTGGGTGTATGGTATGTAATTTGGATTAGTTACAACATCAAATACATACTCATCATTAAATTTATATCCAGTTTTATTTAAAGTAATTGAGGCTGGTTGTATTACTAATTCTTCAGTAGTTAAAGTTATTGAATTATTTGTTATTGCAAATGTATTAACGCCATTTTTAAAAATAGAGCATCCCTCTATTGGAGATTCAATATAAATAAGTTTTCCTAAATTACTATTTGCTAAACCGGGTTCATTACTTATAGCGATTGTACCACCACCTCCACCGGATATACCACCACTACCACCTCCACCTAAATCAATAGCAACAGATGCATCCTGTGTAAAGAAACCCTTAACAGATTGGCCATCGTTTAATAGACCGCCATCTAAACTAAAATCATTTGTTCCTACATACACCATAATTTGTTACTTTACATATTCTCTTTTAAGCATACCCCTTTCAATATCCATAACTCTAAGACCATCAGAAAAATCTCTTACATCTAAGTAGCTAGCTCCACCACCGCCACCACCAATCACAGTTGATGGAGGTGTTTCAACTATAATTTCCTTAACAACAATTGGTTCAGGTTCTACATAAGGTGGCATATCTATTGGTAACACTATCTTTGGTGGAGGTCCTAAATCAACTACCGGCGGTTTTTGTTTATCCAATAATTTTTTAAATGCTATTTGAGCATCTGTTTGTATTGGTTTTCTTTGTTCTATTCTTTTTAAGATAGGAGTTGATGTATCAATTATCGTATTATCTTCTAACCTTTGTAAAATCATTTTTACTTCATTGATACCTTCCAATTTTCCTTCATCAAAAGATACTTTTGTGGTTATATCTTGCAAAGGAAGATATTTTAATATAGATTGTACTAATAAATTCCTACACTGCTCACGAATTTCTTCTTTAGATAATGCTATTGGTGGTTTTTCTTTTTTAGGTTTTCCATAATTCAAATCATCTATTTTAGATATTCTATTTGTAAATTCATATATACAAGATTCAACAAATAATTTATGTACATCATTTACAAAAATATCAAAGTTTTTTATTTTAAATTCAGTAACCATTTTGTTATACCACTTTTCAGAGTATTTTGATTTCATAAAATCTTTTATAGTTGCTGGCGTTATTTTTTCAATAAAATTAAAAGCTAACGCAATGGTATCATCTCTAAACTCTCCATTCTTTCTAAAAATTTCATAACGCAATCCTAAATTATATGAAACCTCATCCAATCCTTTTTTTATTGGAAATAGTCTTATTTCTGTTCTTGATGGTGAAATTTCGGAAATCCAAAGTTTATTATTAACACTTTCACTACCAACTCTCTTATTAATAAGAGTTACACTTGTTTTAAAAACACCATTTTCATATCCCGCTTCTTTTAATAATCTTTCCGCATCTATAAAATATTCTTTTGGAAATTTATATTGTTCTAAAAGAGTCCCTTCCGGTAATAAAAAATAATCTCTTATATTAGAAGTTGTCAATGGTATATATCTTACCAACTCTCCATTTTTTTGTGGAAGTTGGTTATCAGATGAATCGTATATAATAAACTCTATCGCATCAGTTTCGCCAAAACCAAAAAAAGATTGAAGATTTTGTTCTTCAAAAACTTTTCTATCATTAGCATTAATCTGATAGCCTTTATTATTAATAATATCTTTTAAAGCTTTTATTGCCATACCATTTGTTTTCTTTTATTCATATAAGAATCATATACAAAATATGAATAGTGTTTACCAAAGAAATGTATAACATTCCCTATCCAATTTTTCTTTTTAAGAGTACCAACTTCATAAGCCATATACTCTGTCCAAGGTTTCACTAATAAATAAATGTATTTTGTATATTTAGGATTTTTTCTCATAAATTCAACAACACCCCTAGCCCATATACCATATCCGATAACCAATCTTCTATCTATATTCCACATCATTTCACCATAACGTTCATCCGCATCCCATATATGTTGAGGTAAGAAACCTTGATTATATAATTCATTACAAATAATTTTCTTCTTTTTAGTTGTAGCATTTGTAAGTTGTTGATTAGCTGCAATTAATTGTGTTTGGTTTGTATTTAATTGTGTGTTTAATTGATTTATTGTATTTCCTAAATTAATTATTTGATTTTGTGCGCTTGTTAATTGTTCCTTTAATAAATCATTCTCCTGAGTTAGGGATAAATTCCTGGCTGCTAAAGAAACTCTTTGAATAGATTCAGCTGTTGCTTTTTGTAAAGCATTTTGTAAATCAAAAGTAGATGATTCTACTTTGGATGCCATACCTTGTAATTGGTTTTCTAAAACAGTAACATTCAAATCCCTAGAATCAAGTTCAATTGATAAACTCTGCGTTACAATTTCCAATTCTTTTATTTTACCATCAAGTCTTAATACTGTATCATTTAGTGCCTCAACTACATCCGTCAAATCTTCAACAGATTTAGTTGCTTCATTAAATGTTGATGTCAATATAGTTGGTTCTGTTATAGGTGGTTCTATATCAATTAACTCAACAATTACTGTGTCTAATGCCTTTATCAGTTCTTGTTGATTGTATTTTGGTTTAGTAAGTTGTCCAGAAATAATACCATCGTTCTCTATCGAACCACTAAATATATGAACACCAAATTCATTTTTAGTTTTGATAGCAGATGAACCACTTCTCAATAGTTCACTTATTAAACTTTCATTTTTTAAACCACTTTTCACCATTTGTTATTCTTTTACAACACTAAATGTTAATTCAGTATCCATATATTGAGACCCATTTATTCCATCAATTTTAAATTCTATTTTATAAACCCTATCAGCTTCCCAATTCGTAAAATTAATAGTAATATAGTTTCCGTTAGAATCGCAATTAATTTTTGAATATTCACTAAAAGGAACTATAATATCATTACTTTGAAAATCTCTTATTTGATAATATGAATTTTTAGGTAAATATTTTATTGTATTATATGCAAACGAATTTGTAAATGTTTTTAATGGATACATTTCCCTTGCGAATAATCTCATAGAAATTATTGTATTTACTTTATATTCCCTTTTCAAATTTGTAATACCAACTTTAATATCATCAGAAACTAAAGCATCTAATGAACCCGTTAAAAATGATTGGTCATCCCATCCTATAACAATTTTTGGTTGATATATAGTATGAGTTTCTTTACTAAATAATTTTATAATTCCATAATCGTTTACATCGTTTTCTTTATCATTTGCAAACTTAACCATTAAGCCATCATTAGGTATAGAACCACTCATCCATGCTTTTAACATATTAGTTACATCCATACTAATATCAGCTGTATTATAATTAAACGATTGAGATGCTGCATTATAGGTATGCCAAGTGCCACCCGTTCCATCATTTGGATTTGATGTAGTACCTACTGCCAAATTGTTTTCCAACCATTCTGCTTTGGTATCTCCTTCTCTATATTTCCAAGTTACGCCGCTAGTAGATATTTCATCAAATCTAGTTCCCTTTCCCATATTCCAACTACCAGATATTGCATACGCATATAATGTATAATCCAATGGGATTTCTTCACTTTCAGTTTCTCTTAATACCAAATAGGCATTTTTCATTTTTATGGAGCCATCAGATAAAGATTTAGATAAATGACCCACATCAAATTTTAGTAATGCTCTTGAGACATCTTTAACTGTACCATAATATACTTTACTAACCTCTAATATCTCATCCAATCCAGTATTTTGGTTTGGTTGTTGAAGATATATTGTTGCATCTTTTGATGCTGTCATGAAATAGTATGCCATTATTTTACTCTACCTTTTATATCCGAATCCGGAAATTTAATTTCAAATATAGATGGGTCTAAAGAAGGATACACAATCTTATCTTTTGTAGCTGCTTCTATATTATATGAGTTTGGAGAATAATTTCCTCCGCATTTATTTTCAACTCTTACAAAAGGAACTGATGCTACTCCCTCAACATTTGCAATTAGCAATTCAACTTCACTTAAATTTATTGTTTGGTTAAACTGCCAATTATCTATATTAAAATAACTTTTTAATTCACTCATACATTTAGCTAAAACTTCACTTTTATTATAATTCTGATAGACTGTTATTTCGAAATCTAATCCAATGTTAATTACAAATCCATCACTCATATTAATACCATCAGTTAAGATTTTGTATTCATTTAAATAAGTTTTAAGATTTTCTTTAACCGCTCTATTCAATGGAGATAATCTACCATTTTGGTCCAATCCTAACAAATATAAATTAATAGAAAATGGATTATTTTTTTCATTATCGTTAGAAGTTTTTCCTATTAAATATGTTAATAAACTATCTTTTACTGTTTGTTCGGTAGGTTCTTCATCATCAGGTAAATTTACAAAACTCATCACTAAATCTGTAAACTCTTGTAATGCTTTTGGTGATGCTAAAATTGATGCAGGTGAATTGTTATCAAGCTTTCCATCAGCGATAGCAAATGATTTAGCTACTGCTCCAAATTTTGTTGGCATCGATAATACTCTTACCTGATAATCTTTTGCAGTTACTGCTCTGTTTTGAGCTCCAAAGTTAGCTAATGCATTTTGTCTAATTTCTTCTAAGGTCTCACCACCTCTACCACCAGAAGCACCAATTTCATTATCAACAGCAATTGAATTTTTAGTAGCGTTATATATTGCTAATTCAACTGAATTTAATTTTTGGACATCTTCTTCATATTCAACTCCTCTTATTCTTGTCAATTCACCTGCTGATACATTTGAATTCACACCCCCGCCAACTAAATATTTAACTGTAATAGTTGTCATAGCTGGTGATGTTCCGTATGTTTTTGTTTTTAAAAAGTTTGTAGGGTCAAATGACTCATCTAATTTATCTATTGAATTTGGAAGACCCAATCCAACATTTTTAAGATTTGGTACTAATGTTTCATCACTAGCCGATGGGTCACCTGCTCCAAATTGTATTGTCATTGTAGAATTTTCATTTACTTTTACTACAAATCTCTTTGGAGTTTTTATTGTTTTTAAAATGTATGGTACAGTATCTTTAAATTGATACAAATCAGAATCGTTTATTTCAGTATTTGGTTGTTGTATAAAAACCATTTCTTGAGCTAAGTACGGAACTTCATACCATTTATTTCCGTTAGAATCTCTAACATCATATACTTCAATAATATTAGTATCATTTAAAACTATTTTTTGAAAAGGTTGATAAGTACCAAACTCAAATGTTTGCTCCACCATTTCAGCAGAAATACATTGAACAAATTTCTTTACTAAATAAAAAGTAGCTTCTCCTGTAATAGCATCTCTTTGGTATATTGATATTCCTCTATTGTTTGCATCACTAAAATCTACCACATCTGTTGTTCTAAATGCTAATCCATCTCTGCTAGATTCTACTACCATACCCTCTTTAATTCTTAAAAAATATTTTTCATCAGGTCTATTGTTTACTCCACTTCCAATAGAAGGTACTAATTGATAAACAGATAATGTTGTTACGGCTGGAGCTGTAACTTTGGGCTTATATCCTAAGTATTGAGATAGTGCTAATACATTTCTTGTATCTTCCGCAGAAGTCATCATAGATTCCTTCAACGTATCATCGATGTAATATGAAAGAGTATCACCTATATAAGATGACATTTCAATAAACATCATACCAGGAGATGATTCATTGAAATCGGAATAAGTTCTAGGAAAATATGTTTTAGCAAACTCTATAAGATTTTCTCTAAATCCATAGAAGTCTTTTCCGATATATTTTATATCTTTACCTTTGTTCCTAAAATTTTTATTTGTAGTAGTTAATGCCATTTTTTATTTATTATACTGTAAAAGTTACCTGATTTAAGTCCGGAGTATTAGCAACACCAAATGTGATTGAAATTTCAACCTGATTTCTATCTTTACTTTCGTTAGATTGTGCTACATCTATTTGCTTTATATCAACGTATGGTAACCAATTAGTAATAGATTCTGTAATTACTTCTTCAATTTTAATTGCCAGTCTATCATCATTAAAATCAAATAATAATTCTTGCAGACCACTACCAAAATTAGGTTGCATTAATCGCTCACCTTTTTTAGTTAAAAGTAAATTTTTAATATTCGAACTAACTTGCTCTTTTGTTGTAAATGATTGATTAAATGCCGTATTTCCTATTTGTATTGGCAATGTGATTCCTATCGCATAGTCTTGAAAAGTTGCGGTATCTTGAACCAATTTTTGTCCTAATACAATTGCCATTATTACTTCTTAAATCTTTTTACCAATTCTGAATAATCTCTGTTAAAAGCTTTATCCAACTCAGCTACTCCGGTATTAACACCCAACCCAGTTGGCTGAGGTCCTTTTGCTAAATCACCATAACCCATTTTTTCGGCTATTGCCGTTCTACCTACTATTGAACTCATATCACCTTGTCCAAAGTTCATTGTTCTAAATCCACCATCTCCTTGTGGAAGTCCACCACGTGTTTCATTAAGAATTTGATTAATCATCGGGTTTTTACTAAATTGTTTCTGTGGTACTACCTGTGTAGATACTGATTCTTCAATAAGTTCATCCTCTAACATGGCAGCTGCCATTGATAATCCAGTAGTTTTTGGTTTAGCAGGTTGTTTACCCTCTGCTAACATTTTTTTCATTTCAGCCTTAACACCTTCCTTAATTAAAGCAGGTAATTGCTCTTTAAGCTCCTCTTTAATAAGAATTTGAATGGCTT